GATGAGTTGTCTACCGTTTTAAATGATTTATAATTTGTATCGGTCCATCCCTCTGGTAATTCAGAGGTGCTCATTACTATCAATAGCATTTTTTATCATCTTCTCTGACGGATTAGTCGGCTTCCACGATTCCCACGCATCATACGCATCGTTTATAGCGAGCATATTCACATCACTACCTGAATAAGGTTCGAATTGAATATCCTCTTCCACTTCATCTACGACTTCGATTTCTTCATCATCAGATTCCTCCTCGTCGTAAATGTCTGGAAAATAGGAACCTATCTTATTACCTACCGTGTTCATGGCACAATATTTCATACAATATTCCATATCTTTTCCTAGTATAGTATCCCTGCCACACGCTTTAGCATATTGTCCTGAGAGAACCACGGAGTGTTCTAATACCGGTGTTATAATCTCAATTGCCGATTTTTCCAGAGTTGAAGCGAAGTTTTGCGACTCCATCTTTAAATTCTAATATGTTATTGCTTAGCGCATAAACTCTAAGCTCTCTATTTTCTGACAAAGCGTTCAAGTCAAATTTGAAATTTTGGTTTTTGATCATACTGAAATTTCTTTGACCTGTGGGGTACCATCTTTCTGGTTCTAACGCGAAACTGTAGGAGTAAAATCGTCTAAATAATTGCGTCCGAGAATGATGAATACCACTCTGAACAGCTCGAAGGTTTATGAATTTACCCGTCTTTTCATTCAACATGACCTCACCGTCTAGTGTTATCTCCAAACTTTGTAAATTTTCGTAGGAAATATAATCATTATTTAAAATCTGACTCGGGTGATCATAATCAAATGGATTCGATACACTCGTTCTCTGTATAACGAAAAATAATTCTTTGACTGGATTTATAAATTCGGTTCTATGTTTAAAAGGGTTTGTATTGGCCGGAATCGTATCCCTACTCACTTGGAGTTGTGTTATGATATGATTCACTTCTTCTGATTGGTATTTTATCCGTTCTGGGTCTCCGAGTTGTACCATTTCTGTTTGGAGAGACATCGAGTTTATACCCACATCATATATACCTGAAGAAATTAGATTTATAGTTCCTTTCATAGATGATGGATGCTGTGTGCAATAATACTCCAACGTATTCGGCGCATCGAGTGGAACTATAAAAGTTGCGGGATCCGTTGTCGAACTTAAACCATTCGCGTATGATGTTCCATCCGTTTCTCTCAATGCGAAAGGATGCCCAGATTTATTGTATGTAAAATTGTACGTGTTCCCTTTTATCAATGTAAGAGTGGGGTGGGTCGCTCCGTCTATTATATATTGTGTCGTACCATTCTCAACAACATTGAATGTCGTATTATTGGGTGAAGCGCTCGCCGGTAAATCGGTTATACACTTTTCTCGAGTGTTTAATTTAATTTCTATTTCACATTCTTGCCGGGTAAGTGCACATAAAGGGAGAGACAATTCCGGATTATTATAAAAATAAAAGGGTATGTCTATTATACATTTTCGGGGAGTAGTTGCGGTTCCCAAATATCCTTGTATTTTTGTATCACTGACCTTTGTTCCCGAAAGTTCGTCTGGACATTTACCTATTAATTTGGACAAATTCGTTTGTTTCGTCTGAGTTATGTAGTTTTCGGAGTGTATCTGGAGCCAATCTGCTGGTATTCTCTGAATAACCTGACCTCCTATGATCAAATCTATATATTCAATCAACGCATGACCTATGGATTCTATGTATGTATACGTAGTACCAAACGTGAGAGGTGGAAGTTCGAACTGAACACTAACGTTTTTTATGAGATCACCACAATTGTTAGGAATCGTACATCTTAAAGTACTTCCATATTCTAGGTTTCCATCTAATTCATGGTTTACTTCATATTTCGCGAAGTTTGTATGTTTCCTGAAATTTTTTACGAAGTGCGTGTACTCTGGATCGTCTGTGAAGAATATATCCTGAGTACCCTTCGTGGCGAGTTGTAATCGTCCCGCCATTCCTAATACTATACGTTAAAATTTTAAGCCCGCTAAACCACTTTCTACGTGAAGTACATTGTAATTTTGGGCGTAAATAGATAGGTTAGTTTTTGATAGTGACGAGACATCTTCCAATTCAACATCTATCTTTTTGTGTATTATACGACTCATGTTTAATTGTCCCGTGGGGTAATACATCTCGGGTTGAAGAGAAAAGGAGTACATATAAAATTCATACACGGGACTCGGGCACCCTGTATGATGACGAAGTGATTGTTCGTATGCCAGATATTGCCCACTTTGATCAAATATGGTTTCACCATTACAATCAAATTTTATATTCTTTATCGATCTATAATCGGAACGTTTACCTGATAAGATTATGTTAATGGTTTGATCTGTATTGCTAGCTTCAGTCAAAGAGTACACACGCACCCGACCGGTCGAAATGCCATTGCCGTCGTTGAAAGGAGTGCCGATCGCCACGCGCGTGCCGTCTGAGGACATAGATAGCGAGTATCCGGACAAGTCGTCCAAAGCCTCGCCGTCTATATCTGACCCTACCTGCTCCCACGCAGGAGTGACGCTGTTGTAGACGTACACCCGAACGTGGCCGGCGTCATCGCCGGTGCTAGGGTCGTTGTAGGGAGAGCCTATCGCCAAATGTGTGCCATCCGATGATAGAGATACCGACCACCCGGAGTTGTCGGCCGCAGCCTCGCCGTCGATATCTTGGCCCACCTGGCTCCAAGATACATTGTTCCAATCATACACACGCACGTGGCCGGCGTTATTACCGGTGCTAGGGTCGTTGTAGGGAGCGCCGATCGCCACCCGCGTACCGTCTCCTGATATAGATACTGACCACCCGGACAAGTCGTCTCGCGCCTCGCCATCGATATCGCCACCCAACTGGCTCCACGCCCCGCTGCTCTCTGAGTACACACGCACATGGCCGATGTCGACGCCGGCACCATTATTGGTGGGGTTGTTAATATATGCACCGATCGCCACCCGCGTGCCATCCGATGATAGAGATACTGATCGCCCGGACCGGTCTCCATAACCCTCGCCGTCGATATCATTTCCAATTTTATTCCAACCATAAGTAGCATCGTATTCATAGACCCGCACGTGGCCGGCGTTGGAGGCGGTGCCGTCGTTAAACAAAGCGCCGATCGCCACCCGCGTGCCGTCTGAGGACATAGATACCGAGTACCCAGACTGGTCGCCCACAGCCTCGCCATCAATATCGCCACCCACCTGGCTCCAAGATACATTGTCCCATTCGTACACGCGCACATGACCGACTCTGTCGCCGGCAGCAGTATTGGTGGGGTTATTAAATGGTGCACCGATCGCAACGCGCGTGCCGTCAGAGGATATAGACACTGAAGTGCCAAAGTAGTCTTCCGCACTCTCGCCGTCAATATCTGCGCCAAGCTGGCTCCAAGATACATTGTCCCATTCGTACACCCGAACCTTACCGGTCCCGCCGGTGATGCCGCCGCCCTGGGGGGGCATTATGGCGCCGATCGCCATGCGCGTGCCGTCTGAGGACATAGATACCGAGTACCCAGACTGGTCATACGCAGCCTCCCCGTCGATGTCTTGACCTAATTTTGTTATCTGAAACGTATTTGTACCAGGAATTGTTGTAGATAAGGGTGTTAAAGCTTGATCATTTGTTGTAGTATCCATGAGACGATTTTCAAACACCACACATGTGTATACCACAACTTTTCCATCTTGACTTGTAGCCAAACTAGAACCTGCAACTATAACATTTCCATCACTCGACATGGATACAACTCTCCCCATTTTATCACCCGCCCCTCCCCCAATATTCGAAAATACTTGATTCCAAGTTCCATCGGTTTCTTCGTACACTTTCACAACACCTCTATCATCACTCTCATACTTTGGGCCACCGGCCATAACACGTTTACCGTTAGATGATAATGATACACTAAACCCAAATTCATCACCAGAACCTTCACCGTCTAAATCAATTCCAATTTTATTCCAAGTACCACCCGAATATTCGTAAATACGGACATGTCCTCGATTGCTAGCATGTACATATGCTCCTACGGCGACGCGATTTCCATTTGAAGAGATTGAAACTGCATGTCCGAATCTATCACCATTACTTTCTCCCGAAATTTGACCCAAGGATGACCACGAACCTTCAGATTCTGTATAAATTTTTACATAACCATTACCATTCTGGTATTGATCAGCACCTACAGCTAATCGTGTACCATCAGAATTCAGAGAAACAGACGAACCAAAATATTCATTGGTACTCGCACCTGCTAACTGAACTAATAATGTTTGAGAATCTATATCATAAACACGAGCATATCCAGTGTTTGTAGTATCACTTAACGCACCAGACGCAACACGTTTACCATCCGATGATATAGAAATTGTTTTCCCGAATTGATCACCTGAAACTCCACTCGCTTCAAATATTTTGTTCCAAGACGCGTTCGAGTATTCATAAACCTTTATCGTTTCGGTACCATAAGCTGCACCCACGGCTACTCGCATACCATCCGAAGATATAGAGATAGATTGTCCAAACCTCTCGTTAGTTGCACCAGGAATAGATGGTCCTACTTGCGTCCATTGACCTTCCACATTATCGTACACGCGTACTTCACCATCATCGCTACTATGGTTCATAGCTCCTACAGCTATACGTTTTCCATCTGCACTCATAGCAACCGACGATCCAAATGATTCGTTTTCTTCTATACCGTTTAGATTAGATCCCACTTGGTACCATTCTACTTGATATGGGTTTTCAGAATATTCTTCTTTTGCCACAAAAAACATCTCTTTGACTGGATTTTTAAATTTTAAAAGTGCGGATTTTTTTGATTCATTTGGTTTATATACCAATTTAGATACTTGTAATTGTGTGATTAAATATTCTATAGGTCTCGTGAGTAAAAAGTTTCGTTCATCCTCGGAAACAAAATAAAAATCTGTTATGATGGAAGCATTTTTTATACCTCCATTTGTAGTTCTTTTTCTTACATTTATAGAATTTGATGATGTGTAGTTAAAAGATATATCGTCGTCGACATCCCTGAATTTTATATCTATTTCTACGAGTTGTTTAGTTATAGCACACACGGGTATAGCTAAACTTGGGTTCCTGAAGAAATAAAATGGAAGATGTACATATAATTCCGTAGTTGGATTAGATAACCTGTTATGACTAGTTAGGTAATATAAAGTTGTTCCAGTTTCATCTGTGTTGTTATTTAATTGATTGT